CCAGCCGTCGTGGCCTTTGATGAGTTTCGTGTAATACTCAATCTGAGCCTCATAGCTGGTGAACTGTTCCTCGCTGTCGGTGGAAACGCGGGCGTATCCTGCGACCCTTCGCTTGACGAGGGTGTTCATCGGGCGCCCCGTATGCATTGCCAGTGTGGCCGGAATCACCGTGACGTTCTTTGTTTTAGGCATCTTTCCGACCTCCTTTTCGCTTTCCGGCTTCGCGCGCCTTGGCTTTCATCTCAGGCGTCCAGGATTCGCTTCTGGATGGGTTCTGCCACCGTTTAACGGTTGTTCTGCCGTCCGACAGGATGAACGTAAGGATATTGCTCTCGGAATCGTTATCCGCCTGTATGGACGTTACGCGAGCCCTGAATGCGTCTTCGTCGAATTCCTCCGTACCGAGCACCTCGCAGCAGAGACGCTTGAGGATCTCCTCGGGTACCTGCTTGCCGTCACATACGTCCCGCCCCTTATGCCGGTAGGTGTGACATTGCCAGACCGCCTTGTGGTTGTATGCCCGGACGAACGTGGCTCCGCACTTCGCACATCTGATCACGCCGGTGAAGGCCGTACGCTTCGGAGCGTTTCTGCCGGAGAAGGACTCCCGGATCTCCTTCAGACGCGCCTGCGCTTTTTCAAAGGTCTCCATATCGACGATGGCCTCATGGGTCCCCTCGGCATAATACATCGGAAGCTCACCGCGGTTCGGCACCCGTTTCTTCTCCAGATGGTTGTTCGTGTACGTTTTCTGCAGAAGCGCGTTGCCTGTGTACTTCTCATTCTCCAGAATGTCCCGGACCCTTGTCGCCGTGATGGTTCCGCCCCTGACGCCGACCACGTTGTTGTCCTTCAGCCAGCGTGAGATCGACTCAAGGCTGTCGCCACGGACTGCCCGTGCGAAGATCTCGCGGATGATCTCCGCTTCCTCTTCATTCACGGTGATCTCGCCCTTCTTGATGTTGTATCCGAGCATGAACCGGAGCCCCATCAGCTCACCGTTCTCAAAGCCCTTACGGATCCGCCACTTTATGTTCTCGCTGACGGACAGGCTTTCCGCCTGGGCGAAGGACGCAAGAAGCGTCAGAAGCAGTTCTCCCTCGGAACTGAGCGTGTGGATGTTCTGCTCCTCAAAATAGACGTCGATGCCGAGATCCTTCAGCTCCCGGACGGTCTCCAGCAGAGTGACCGTATTGCGCGCAAACCGGGAGATCGACTTTGTGATCACCACATCGATCCGCCCGGCTCTGCAATCCGTCAGCAGCCTCTGAAAGTTCCGCCGGTCGTCCTTCGTGCCGGTCAGAGCCTCGTCCGCGTATACGCCGCAGTATTCCCATTCAGGGTTCTTCTGGATCAGCTTGTTGTAATAACTGACCTGTGCAGCCAAGGAATGCTTCATGGCATCGGTACCTACGGAGACCCTCGCATAGGCGGCGGTTCGCTTTCGCTTGAACTGAGGCGCCGCATCAAACACGACGCGCTCAACCGTTTTACCCATCAAATCACCTCCATGATGTTATAAATTCCAACCATCATTATGTCGTGGATTTGAGGGGTTGTCAGCGCGCGAAATCACAGGGTTTTGTGGCATTTTCAAGGCAAATTCCTGTGCGGTTTCAACGGAGAAATCTGTGTATTCCTTCGGGGTCAGCACACCGCGTTCCAGAAGTCTGTCGGCGAAGGACATGACCAGCGAATACTTCATGAGATTGGCATCAAGACCTGGCATCTCATCCCTGCCTTTTGTAGGCTGAAACGCATGACCTTGAGCAGAATTTCCGGTGGTCGTTCCCATAGCTGACAAACTCCTTTCCGCAATGAATGCACGTTGCCTTGTAGTACGCCTGCCGGTTGACCTGATCCAGGTGGCTGTTCCACCACAGCATCCGGCATTTATCGGAACAGAACTTTTTCCTCTTGCGATGAGGGTTCTGCGTTATCTTTGCCCCGCATTGAGGACAGACCTCTGTCTCGCCGTCGTCATGGGATTTGCAGAAACTGGATACGGTCGAGGTTGGGATCCCCAGAAGGCCGGAGATGGCGCGGTAACCTCTACCTTCCCGGCGTAAAGCGAGTATCTGATCTTTTTCGTCTTTGGTCATAGAAAAACACCTCCTACCAGATAGCCTTGGGAGGAGGTGAAATCTGCCGTTATCGTTAATCTTTCCTGTAATAATCGCAAATGTATCCGTCCGCGCGGAGCAGAAGGCCGGGCGCCCAGGACGGGACTCTGCCCATATGTTCGCAGACCGCATCCAGGCTCACCGACGGATTGCCCTCAATGATGATCTCATCGTGAACGTGAGCGACGATCTCGCAGCAACGCAGCGTCTTCATCGCGCACATCAGAATATCCCTGGACGTCGCCTGCACAATGTTCTCCACGAACTTCGGACCGTAGGACTCGATGCGTTCCCATTTCTTCGTCGCGCCGACGCCCTCATAGGTTACAGACTCGCCGCCGAAGCGGTTCTCTCCAATGCGCGGCTTGACGTAGGCGAGATTTCTTCCCGACGGCAGCCTGATGAACATCATGCCGCTCTGCCAGAAGAACCGCAGTCCGTTCATTGCCACGATCTTCCGTTCCTTTATCACTCGCTTGACGGCGGCGTCGACGTCCCACCAGAAACGGACGATGTTCGGATTGGACTGTCGCCATGCGTTCACAAGGGGCTGAAGTTCCTCTTCGGCAAGTCCCATCTCAAGAGCGCCCATAGCTTTGAGCGCGCCGACCGATCCTCCGTAGCCGAGAGCCAGCTCCGCAATCTTGCCTTTCTGTCGCAGATGTCCGTTCACCCCGTGTTTCTCAACCGGGACCTTGAACATCTGTGAAGCGGACGCGCAGTAGATGTCGCCGCCATTTCTGAACACCTCGGAGCGCCAGGTCTCATCAGCATACCAGGCAATGACCCGCGCTTCGATTGCCGAGAAGTCAGCCACATAGAACCTGCAGCCGTCCTTCGGAATGAAAGCCGTTCGGATCAATTGAGAGAGCGTATCCGGCACGTCGTCATACAGGAGATCCAAAGCGTCGACGTCCCCGGCACGAACCAAAGCGCGCGCCTCATCCAGATCCGGCATATGGTTTTGAGGCAGATTCTGCAACTGCACCAGCCTGCCGGCGAAGCGTCCGGTCCGGTTGGCACCGTAGAACTGAAACATCCCTCTGCATCTGCCGTCCGTACAGGCGGCGTTCTCCATTGCCTGATACTTCTTCACCGAGGATTTGGCGAGCTGCTGCCGGAGAAGCAGAGCCTCCGTGACGTCTCCGTCGGTCTCATCTATCAGCGCGGCCACGGTCTTTTTGCCGAGCGTATCCGTTTCAAGACCGTTGTTCGCCAGCCAGCTTTTCATCTGCGCAACGGAATTCGGATTGTCGAGCTCCGTCAGTTCCCGCATGGAGGCGGTCAGCCGGTCACGCGTTACGGTGTCGATCGCGATGCACTGCTTGACGAAGGGCATGTCCACACGGATACCTCTGTCGTTGATTTCCTGATCCAGATGGTATTCATCCCATATCTCTTCGGGTACGGGAAACTTTTCAAGTCTGGCTTGAATCTGCATCTCCGTTTCCACGTCGCGGAGGTTGTACGCCTTGAACCGGCTCCATTTCTCCGGGTTGTGGTTCGGCAGGTTCCGCGTCCTTCCTCCGTTTGCTTTGGTCGGCGCGCACGGTACGGAAAAGTATCGGATCAGATCCTTGCCTTCGGTCAGCTTCTGCTTCTCAAGTCCCAGAACGGAGCCGACGCCCTCAAGGGACAGAGGCAGACCCATATACGCCGACCATACCATTGAACACCGCCACGCCGATGGGCTCAGAAACCGCGCGCATTCCGTTGAAAGCGGATGCCGGTCATGGAACGAATTAAGGCTCATGTCGAGGTCGGACAGATACCGTGAAAGGCAGACCCGCTCAAACTGCGCGTTGAAAGCCCACTTGGTCACGGCGTCATCCGTCAGCGCGGACAGGATTTCCGCCGGCAACGCCTCTCCGGAAGCAAGGTCTATGACGCGAACCTCACCGCCGTCCGCGCTGTATCCGAACAGCAGGATCTCAAAGTCCGGACTTTCCGCATATTTGTAGACGCCGCACTTTTGAAGGCTGACCGAGGAATAGGTCTCAATGTCTATTTCCAGATTTCTCATATCGAACCTCCGATAAAAAATGAGGCGGCAGAGGGAATGATCCGTGCCGCCTCGATAGCTTACTTCCTGTATTCCTTCATGCGTTCCAGATGGTATTCCGCATCGCGCTTTTCGCGTTCCTGCTCACGCTTCTCGCGTCTGTGGTCGTTTACGGCGGTCTGGATGCCTACGAAGACCCAGGCGAGCGTTGCGAGGGAGAAAGAACCGATGAGGATGTTGACAAGCAGTTCGGTGACTGCGCTCACAGTAGAACCTTCCATGTTCGCACCTCCTTATGCCAGGAAATCGTCGTCGGCGAGAGTGGCGAAATCATCCGCCGCCGTGGTCTTGCCGCCGAGGGGTTCACCGTCGCGCACCTTCTGGATGTTGCCCAGACCGCACGCCACGCCCTTGTTACCGTTGGAGTTGAATGCGTAGAAATTCAGGGAGACTCTGGCGTAGCAGCCGGAGTACACTTCGCTCCTGTCGAGAATGGGCTTGACAGCCCTGTCCACGATCTGCGGAGCGGTGGTGGAATTGGCGTTGATGAAGTAGTGACCCTTGTAGGCTTCATCGTCGCGCTCCACATCGCCGTCACGCAGAGGCAGCTTGATGGCCGCCTTGTTGGGCTTCTTGCCGCCGAACTTCGCCACACCTTCTTCAATGGCGGCGTCGATGGCCGCATTGATGGCTTCCAGAGTGGCGGTGTCGCTCTTCGGGATGAGAACGGATACGGAATACTTCTCGGCGCCGCCGTTGATGGAAACGGGTTCCCAGCCGTGGAAGTAAGAGAGGCGCGTGTTGACGCCGGTGATGACCTTGGTCTTGTTGGAATTGTTTGCCATGATAATAATCCTCCTTAGATTTCGTTAAATTCGTTTATGGCGTTTGTGACGTTCACAGCCGGACGCTTATCCGATTTCGGGACGAGTGTCGGCTTGCCCGGCGCTTTGTAAATGAGGCCGCCGAGAATTTCCTCAAATTTGTCTTTGCCCATCAGTCTCTGCATTTCGGTCAGCGGGATAAGGGACTGACGGTAGATATCCTTATAGCCCGCTTCCTTTGCCGCTTCCGCGACGGCTGCCTCATCGCGGTACTTTCGGACGGAGCGTCCTTCGACCACCTTGAAACCGTTCCACTCCTTGCCGTGGTTCAGCGCGGCGTCAAGAGCGTAGGCGGTGATCTCGTTCGCCCATTTGGTCAGATCCGGCAGCACGGCGAGGATCTCTTCGATCTCCGCGTCGGTGAGCAGAGGCGGCATACGGAACTCCGTCTGCGCAAGCCTCAGCTTTTCCTCGGCTCTGGCTCTGCATCTGACCGCCGCGCGGCAGAAGGTACACCACTCTCCGGGGAGATACTCGCCCTCGCCGTCGTAGGCCATCTTCGCCCTGGGCTTCAGTTCGTTCTCCGCCCAGGCTTTCAGGTCTTCGACGGGTACGGTCCAGGTGCTGACGTTTTCGCGTCTCGGCTGGAAGATGGTCATCGACACCTCACGGATATCGTAGAGAGCGTCGTACACCGCCAGAGCGCCGAGCGCGTACAGCTTCATCTGCGGATTGTCCTCCGCCTCGACGAGGACTCCCATGCCGTACTTGAAGTCGATGATGTGAAGCTTGTCGTCGGAAATGATCAGGCAGTCCCCGGTACCGAAGCCGTCCGGCACATAGCAGGAAAAATCCAGTTTCTGCTCGATAAGAACGACCGGGTCTTTGCAGACCTGCTTCGCCGCCTCATACTGCTCCATGACGAACTCCGCATAGGCGTCGGTGCATTCCTCCATCTCGTCGGAATCGTAATCCGAGACCGGGCGTTTGCTTCTCATATGGAGAGCACGCTTCAGCTTGTGTTCGCACAGCGCATGAGCCGCCGTTCCTTCCCGTGCCGCTTCGGAACTCGTGTTTTCAAACTCAAGCTCCAGCCTTGCCGACGGCGTGCAGTTCAGCCACCTGTGGGAGCCGGACGCGGACAGCACAGCGTGATCAGCCATTGCCCAGCACCTCCGCTTTCTTCAGCACCGCTTCATAGTTCGCAGAATCGATCTCGCTCAATCGCTCCGCACCGAAGCTCTGAATGATCGCTCTGACTTCCGCCGTGTAGCCGTCACGGCTCTTTTCGGCAAGCACGCCTCTGACCTGTTCAAGCGTGACCGCCCGCGCTTTCTTTTCCGGCTTCGGCTTCTCCGGCTCCTGGGGACTGTCAGCAAGCGCCGTACACAGG